AGATAGGTCAGAGGGAGTTTTGCGCGTCGTTAGGTCATATTTTAAAAAAGGAAAGGGGGTGTCAATTTCAAGGTGACCAAAATAATTGTTGTTTGTGGTTTTCCAGGAAGCGGAAAAACCAGCTATATCAAGAAACACATTAAAAAAAATGATTTGGTTTTTGATTACGATGAAATTCAAGCGGTTTTAACATTTCAGCCGAAACACCTTGAAAATCAAGAGGTTAAGCCGTATTTGATTGATATTCTCAAAAACATGATAAAAATGGCAAAAAACGATAACCAAATAAATACATTATGGATTATTCGTACAGTACCAGATGAGTCTTTTCAATCCTTGCTACAGGGTTGTGATGTTGAGTTTTTGTATATCAACAAAACAGTATTTGAATGTTTGGACCAAATCAGCAACGATCCAGAAAGAAATGACTCAGATAAAAATTGGTATGTGTTGTTAATGAATCTTCAAAACGAATTTATGAAAGGTGCTTTTAAAATCTGCACATTTGTTAATGATTAAAAAGTGGGGGGTGTATACAAGTATGACGACTAAAGCGCAACGTAAAGCGATTGTTGATGAAAAAGTAAGTGCTGAAAAAGCTCGTATTTTAAAAATAATGAATTTGTCTGATTTGTACACCATCACTCTTGATCCATTAATCGAATCATATTTGGATATTTTTGAAATTTACCAACACAAATATCTTTTGTGGAAGGAAAAAGGCTTTCCGGAGACGCAAAAATTCACGAATAAATCAGGTGCCACTAATCAATCGAAGCATCCATTGGCGCAGCAAGTAGAAACTTGGTCAGATAAGAAAATGAAAGCTCTAGATTTGTTGGGGCTAACGAATAAGGCTAAAACTGGTAGACAAATAACTGGCGGATCGACTGCAAGAAAAGATGAAGAAATTACACGTCCAGAAGAAAAGCCAGTAGATGAACTAGCAGCGCACAGAAACAAATGGCGTAAGAAGGCAGGTACTGAAAAATGATCGAACCTGGTGTAAATTATGCCGATTTATTTGCAAAAGAAGTAAGAAAGAAACCTGGGAAATATCCTAAAACTGTTCGTTTGGCAGTGGATCGTTGGTATCGGTGGAAAAAACGTAAAGATATTTGGTTTGATGTAGATCGTGCGAATGAAATGATGGACTGGGTTGAGTCGTTTATTGTTCACACAAAAGGTGAGATGGTTGGAAAGCCATTCATTTTAGAACCTTGGGAAAAATTTATTTACTCGTGGATGTATGGATGGGTTAAAGAAAATGAAAAAGGGCAAATTGTCCGTGTTACTCGTGAAGCGTATGTCCAAATCCCTAAAAAGAACGGTAAAACATTGATTGCTGTCGGTTCATTAGGCTATGCAATGTATGGAGAAGGCGCTTTGTCAGTCGATTGTTATGCATGCGCTTCTGACTTTGCTCAAGCTCAATATGCTGCCAAACCTTTTGCAGCTACAATATTAAACAATCCAATCCTACTTGAAGGAACTAAAATATTCAAAGGACCAAAGGGAACTGTTTCTAGTATTACTTATGATTATATTCATGAAGATATGGCTTATTCGAATAAATTTATTGTTCAAACGAAGAATATCGATAACATTGAGGGTTCTAATCCATATTTTGTATTGAATGATGAGCTGCATAAGCAAGAGAAAATGGAACAGTATGACAATTTTAAGTCTGCACAAATCTCTTTGCCACAACCATTGATGTTTAATATTTCAACTGCTGGGAAAGGTTCATCGTCTGTTGGAATGCGCGTATATCGTGAAGCAAAAGAAGTGTTGAAACGTGATGATAATGATTCGAACTTTGTTCTAATCTATGAACCAAATAAAAACTATGATTGGACGGATAGAAAAGTTTGGGAAATGTGCAATCCTAACTGGGGAATATCAGTTGATCTTTCCGCCTTGGAGTCAGCGTTTAAAACGGCACAACGTTCAGCACATTCAAAAGCCGAGTTTCTAACGAAGCACTTGGATGTATTTGTAAACGGTGCGGATAATTTCTTTGAACAGGATCAAGTTGAACCTTGTTTAGTTCAATCGGCAGAACTAGGCAACTTAATTGGTGAACCTTGTTACATCGGCTTGGACTTATCACGAACAAAAGATTTAACCTGTGTATCGCTGAATTTTCCAACGTGGGATGAAGATGGCAAAGCAATTCTGAAAGTGAAACAGCTTTATTTTATTCCAAATGAAAATTTAGACTTTCGCGAAAAAGAAGATAACGTTCCATATCGTGAATTATCCGAACAAGGATTTGTTGAATTCTGCGACGGAAAACAAATTGATCAAGAACAAATTTTACAATATATCGAGGACTGCATGGATTTATACGATATTCAACAGATAAACTATGATCCAGCGATGAGCGAAAAGCTAGTTGAAAAATTTGAAAATCTTGGACTTGAATGTGTAGAAGTTCCGCAGTATCCAAGAGTGTTAAATTCACCGTTTGATGATGTCGAACGATTATTTTATGAACGAAGAGTCTTATTTGATAATCCGTTGCTGCTTTATTGCACCTTGAACGTAGTAGCAATTACCAACATGAATGGTCAAAAAGGACCAAGTAAACGGCAATCCAAAAAGAAGATTGATGGATTTGTCGCTTTTTTGTGTGCCCATAAAGAGACAATGAATCAGATGAACGATATTAATTCAGATGATTTGGATGATTACCTTAGTTCCATCTATAGATAAATAGAAAGGCGGTGAGAAATATTGAAATTACGTGATCGGTTATCGAATGCAGTCTATTCCTTTATGGAAAAGCGTGGGTACATCGAGGATATGTTTGGCCACTATACGCGTTACGGTCAAAGATATGTAACAGATTCCTCTATCATGGAATCTTCTGATGTTTATGAATTGGTCCAGGATATCTCAAACCAGGTAGCGTTGTCCTCACCTGTTGTCATAGGTCCAGACGGTAATGAAGTGAAGGACCACCACTTGCTAAAAATTTTGAAGAATCCCAATGATTATTTGACCGGATTCGAATTTACCAAATTGGAAACAAATACCCTACTGATCAATGGTGAGACATTCCCATTAACAGATCGGGACCAGCTTCATTTGGCATACGGTGTAACCACTAAAATCAATGAACGACTTCAAGAAGAATTTGAAATGAATGGACAAAAAATACCTGGTCAAATGATTCGACATATTAAGAACATCGGAACTGATTCATTAAAAGGTGCTGGAATAATTGACCTTGCAAGAAACACTCTGGAAGGCGTTCTGAGCGCTGAAAAAGTTTTGACGGACAAATATACTAAAGGTGGTTTACTCGCGTTCATGCTTAAACTGGACGCCCACATCAATCCAAATAATAGCGCCCAAACGAAAATTGTCAAAGCTATATTGGATCAACTGGAAGGAACGCAAAATGACAGTGATCATTCTGTTAAGATGATTCCTCTGGGAAAAGGATATTCCATCGAGACGTTAAAAAGTCCTGTTGATGACGCGGCTATTTTGAACTATTTAGGTGTTTATAAAAAAGACTTAGGTAAATTTTTAGGAATCAATGTTGATACGTATCAATCGTTGATGAAAACAGACATTGAAAAAGCGATGATGTATCTGCATAACAAAGCAATCAAACCAATATTGAAGAACAAGAGCGAACATTACACCGCTCTTTTTTTTATGCCAAATTCTGGCTATCGGGTGGAATGGAAAATCAACATCTTGGATTTTGTTCCTTACTCAACAAAAACAAATATTGGCTACAACATCGTACGTACTGGGATTACAAGTCCAGATAATGTGGCAGAAATGCTTGGTTTCCCTAAACAGAACACTCCAGAAACACAAGCTATCTATATTTCAAATGACTTATCTAGGATTGGCCAGAAAAATGCAACAGATGATTCCTTACCAACGAATGATCAAAACGTGAAAGGGGGTGATGGAAATGAAAAAGAAGGAAATTCGGACATTTGATATCACCAACTTGAGTACTAGAGATGTTACAGAAAATAATAGTCGAATCGTAACTGGGTATGCTGCTGTGTTCAACAGTCGAACGTTACTTTGGGAAGGCTTAGAAGAAGTAATTTCTCCTGGTGCATTTTCGAAGGCATTATCAAATTCGGACGTCCGATGTCTATTTGATCATGACTGGGGGAAAGTTCTAGGACGAACAAAAAGTGGAACACTTCGGCTTGAAGAAGACGAACGTGGGTTGAAATTTGAAGTTGAGTTACCCAACACAACCGATGCTAATAACCTTATCGAATCTATGAGTCGTGGAGATATTGATCAATGTAGCTTCGGTTTTATTCCAACAGAAGAAACGTGGGATTACAACACCGATCCTGTTTTGCGTACGGTGAATGAAGTGGAATTATTCGAAGTATCAATCGTTTCTCTTCCTGCCTATCAGGATACAGAAGCAGCACTTGCTAGAAGCAAACAGGAAGTCCAGCAAGACATTGCAACACGTAAAAAAATGATTCAAAAAATTAACGGGGCGCTTAACGCATAGGAGGATACACCATGAACAAAAAATTATTGAAAAAATTACAAGCTCGTCATGAGCAACGCTTAACGGAATTACGCGGACGAATCGAATCTGGTGAAGTACGTGAAGCAGATTTAGAAGCCGTGAAAGAAGAAATTGACAGTGTTATTGATGAATTGAACGGAATTAAAGACGAATTAGGCGCAGATTCTGGAACTGATGAAACAGACGACAATACAGATGATCAATCGAATAGTACGGATTCAGACGAAAGCCGTTCTGGTGAAGACAACGATCAAGAAGAAGATTCAGACAGTGAAGATAGTTCAGAAAATCGTTCTGGAATGATTACTCAACAGCAACGAGATGGATTACTTGGATCAATTAAGAACGGATTGGAGGCACGTGCAAAAATGACCAATAAACAAAAAGATCAACAACTACGAAAAGCATTTGCTAATTTTGTAGTTGGAAATATTTCTGAAGCAGAAGCTCGAGCTTTAGGGATTGAAGCTGGTAACGGTTCAGTTACTGTCCCAGAAGTAATTGCATCTGAAGTTATTACTTATGCTCAAGAAGAAAATTTACTTCGTAAATACGGAACAGTGGTGCGAACATCAGGAGATGTCAAATATCCAATTCTTGTGAAAAAAGCAGAGGCTAATGTAAACAAAAAAGAACGTACGACAGATATTGCTGAAACAGCGATTCAATTTGATGAAATTTTACTTGATCCAGCAGAATTTGATGCATTAGCAACTGTAACGAAAAAACTATTAAAAATGTCTGGTGTGCCAGTAGAAGATATTGTTGTAGAAGAATTGAAAAAAGCATATGTTCGCAAAGAAATTAATTATATGTTTAATGGCGACGATGCAGGAAATGAAAACCCAGGAGCTTTAGCTAAAAAGGCTGTAGCATTTAAAAAACCTTTAGATCTAACTGCTTCAGGTGCTGGGCAAAAATTATATGATGCATTAATCGAATTTAAAAATACACCAGTGACAGAAGTGATGAAAAAGGGACGCTTTATTATTAATCGAGCTGCTTTGACTGCCATTGAAAAAATGAAAACAGATGATGGATTTCCTTTGTTGCGGCCATTCACACAAGCAGAAGGTGGAATTGGTTACCAATTAGTTGGCTATCCTGTGGATTGGACAGATGCAGCAGATAAAAAGGGTGAACCAGACACACCAGTTTTATATTTTGGCGATTTTTCTGCATTTAAAATTCAAGAAGTTATTGGTGCCTTGGAAATTCAAAAACTTGTTGAAAAATTCTCTGGTAAAAATCAAATTGGATTCCAAATTTACAACTTGCTAGATGGTCAATTGGTTTATTCTCCATTTGAACCGGCAGTATATCGCTACGAAATTACAAAACCAGTTGGTGGTTAAGATGGAAGAGCAAACTAAAGAATTGTCTTTAGAGGAAAAATTCAAATCACATATTCATTTTGAAGAGGGCATGGATGATTCTTTGCTCTCTTTTTATTTAAATATGGCAAAAGATTATGTCAAAACAGCAACTGGTGGCCAACAAGAATATCTTATTTTGATGGTTGCTGGCATCGCCTACGAATACCGAGTATCTGAAGATGAGTTAGACAAAGCTTTGAGCGCTATTACGCCATTTATTGTACAAGGAGTGATTCAAAATGCCGAAACGACAGACCAATAATCTGCGATGGAAAGCTGAATTGCTAGAAATCAAAACAGGAACAGATGAGAACGATCGTCCAACTACAATTTACGAATTTAAGCGTCTAATATTCTATGAAGAACTCGGTGTGACTTCTCAAGAAAAATATTTATCACAGCAAGCCAAGACAGACGTTGTCAGACGAATTAAAGTCAGATGGGATAAATCCATCACAGAGAAATTAAGTGCGCTCAAAATTGATTCTGTAACGTATAACATTACTCGCATTTATACGAATCCCGATGCAAGAGAAATGGAGTTGAGTTTAGCTTATGTCGATTAGCTTTGATGAATTGAAAACAGCGCTGAAATCAACAAAGTTACCAGTGTTCAGAGACAAAGCCAGATTAGGGACGATGTATCCATACATTGTGTACTCAAATGTGAGTAACAGCAAAAAAATGGCATCCGGTAAAGTATATAAAAAATTACCTTATTACCAAGTCTCTTTTTTTACACTTGGAACAGAACAGGATTTAGCTGTTATTGAAGAAGCGTTACAAAATGCTGGTATTCCATATTCAGATTTTACAGGTATACAAGGTGATGAGAACGACGATACCGTAACCAACTATTACACATATGTGAGGTGTATGGAAAATGCCAAGTAATAAGAATGGTTTTTCTGAAATATCGGATTATTTAGGGAATCTTTCTAGAGTTGATCCAAAAAAATTATCATTGGAATCTTTAGAAGAAGCTGCAAAGTTTTACCTAGAGCAGTTGCTTCCTAATATTCCTAAGTCCCTGCTTAAAAAGAAGCATATGAGCGAACAAATAAAAGTTGTTGTTGAAGAAGACCGAGTGAAAGTCCAGTTTGAAGAGACTGCTTTTTACTGGCGCTTTACCGAAAATGGTACGACAAAACAAAAAGCACAACACTTTGCAAGCGGTACGTATGAACAAAATAAAGAAAAAATCGAAGAGATCATGACGAAGAAAATACTTGATTTATGGGAAGGATGATTTTAATTGGGAAAGCAAGATACTTTTTATTTTGAAGGATTGGACGACATTTTAATCGCGATGATGGCAACGCCAGATTCTGTTGGAACTGCTCCGACTTATAGTGAAGTTGTCCGGTTGCCTATCGCTACAAAAATTGGAGTCAAAGGCAATGGTACAGCGTTGGAAAAATGGGCATCAAGCAAAATGTTCCGACGCGTGTCCCGAGAAACAAAACACGAAATTGCGTTGGATCACGTAGGTATTCCAATTGCGGTAATGGATGAAATCAAAGGATTAGTTGCTAAAAGCGGAGTAACGTTTAGCAAAAATACCGCACGAGAATTTCCGTACTTCGCCTTTGGATTTATTGGAAATATTGAAAATGGCGGTAAAAAAGCAGTTTGGTATCCTAATACACAACTATCCAATGTGATTGACGAAGAGTATGCCACTGCAGAGGAAGAAACAAAAATTGACGAGGTAACTGCAAATCTGTTTTCCATCGGACTGAAA